CAAGCCTTAGGGCAAGCCTTAGGGCAAGCCTTAGGGCAAGCCTTAGGGCAAGCCTTAGGGCAAGCCTTAGGGCAAGCCTTAGGGCAAGCCTTAGGGCAAAAGAAAAGGCTAGCACAAAGGCTAGCCTCTAGTGTGGTGTGGTGGTGGTGCTAGTGTTTCGGGTAGCTCACATTTTGCACATCACGGTCCCAACACTTGCGACAAGGTCCACAATTGCCTTGCCTAGTGTAGGCTTCACATTCGTCGCCAAGGAAATCAGCGTTATGGTGTACGGTACTAGTCCATTGCCATTTATTAGTGGCTTTTCCGTTCACCTTGGTTCCGCTAATTCTAGCAATAAAATTTGGCGGTACGATATCCATGCCGTGAAGCTTGACGGTATCCTGAAAAATCTTGGCTTCCTTAGTAGGCAACCAATGTTGGACGTTTGGCGTTTGCCTAGCTACTTCTAAAATATTCAATAGGTGTTGCATGGATTGTATGTCTCCGCTGTCATGCCAACGAAAATACTTTTCTTTGGTATGCAATATTTGGCGCACCATGGCTTTCACCCATTGTGGATGATAAAGGCTTGCTAGGCGTTTGGCTTGTGACTTGGTCACACTTGGGAAAGTGTAGTTTCCTTTCATGGCATAACAGTCATGACAAACGGTACCTTTAAGCTTTGCCAAGATACCACCTATCTTACAAGCGTTAGCTGGTATGCCATAGGAAGCACACTCCATCTTAGTTGTTTTTCCCAAGGTTCCAGAAATTTCTTTTGCTGATTTTAGCGTTAGCATGGTTTAGCCTTTCAAAATTTGGTTTAGGTTCGTCTGTCTTACCTCAAGCAAACGACGCTGTATAGCCTTTTATTCCCCAAAAGAGAACAAAAGTTAAAAAATGGCGGAAAACCAGGAATTTTCACAAGCCGGCATGGAGCAATATGGTGTGCTTTTTCGGAGGCTTGTTTTTCGGGATAATACAGCAAGGCTTTTAGACGATTAGCCTTTTAGATTTTCACTTATTAAAGATTTAAAAACACTAGCCAACAAAGTGTGAATTTAAAAACCCATTAGATTAATAAAGTACTTTTTTAAAAACCCTTTCGATTAACAAACTGGTTTATCAATAAGCCTATCGAATAAAGAAGGGGCTTTTATAAAAACGTAAAGATTGAAATTGTAAAACTAATAAAGATTAATGAAGTAACTTTATAAAAACCTAGCCGGATTAATAAAGTACTTTTTCAATCAGGCGGCTTTTTAAAAAATTAGTTTATAAAAACTTTAACAAGTTATTCTTTAATCTCTCTCGTAAAAACGTGGGGGCCACTAGGGCCGGGCCACCCCCCAGGGTATATATAATGCAATAGTGCGAAAATTTTTCTAATTTTTAACCTTATTGTCTAAAAATAAAAGCCTTATAGTTCAAGCACTTAAAAAAAAGTTTACGAAAAGTGTATTTTTTACTTGACAAATCATTCTCTACTATGTATACTAGTAGTATACCTTCTATTTTGATAAAATCTGGCTAAAGAAAATAAAAAAACTTCCCCTTAAACTTTCCTTAAACTTGTCTTATTAACTAGAAGAAAGAGTCTTTAAGTAAACCTTAAGGATAGCTGTATTTTTTTTTATAGTAATTTTATTTTTTTGTATAAATGAGGTGTATTTTGCCTGTTCCAGCTAAAAGAGAGCTTACAACAAAACAAAAAATATTTTTAGATGAGCTAATGGACAATGGTGGTCATGTACAAGGTGCTGTCGATAAGGCAGGTTATGCAAAAACTGCCAGAAGCTGGTTAATTCCTTCCTTAAAGGAAGAGATTATTGAACGAACCAAGCTTCATTTAGCTGCTCATTCGGTAAAAGCGGCTAATCGCATTGTAGAAGGGCTAGATTCTGATGGAACTCTTGCCGCTTCTCAAATGGATACAAGATTAAAAGCAGCAGGTGACCTTTTGGATCGTATTGGAATAACAAAACGACAGGAAATCTACACAGAGTCCAAAGTTTTGCATGGTGTTGTACTCCTTCCAGCTAAAAAACAGCCAGATTCAGAAGCATGGCAAGACCTAAATTAAAACCTGGAGAGAAAGGAAACTATAATCTCTCCAGAAAAGAAAAAGCAAAGCGTTCTTTAAAAGCTACGATAAGTAACTCTAGGAAAAAAGAAGAATCTGCTAAGAAAGCCGTACAAAGCAAGCGGAATACCGCTAATAAAGCACAGAAAGCCTTAACTGCTTTAGAGAATGGCGGTACTTTGACCGGAGAAGCAATAGATTCTCTTCCTCCTAGTGTAAAGAAAGCAATTGATGCTAATGAAGTAGAGATTGCCTTTCAGCCTAATAAAGGACCACAAACAGATTTCCTTTCTTCGCCAGAAAAAGAAGTATTGTATGGTGGTGCGGCTGGCGGTGGTAAATCTTATGCGATGCTTATGGATTTATTACGGTTTGCAGACAATAGAAATCATCGTGCCTTGCTACTACGAAGAACTTTAGCAGAGTTAACAGAATTAATAGATAAAAGTAAACAAATTTATCCTATGGCATTTCCGAATGCTAAATTTAAAGAATCGATAAAGACTTGGGAGTTTCCTTCTGGTGCTACTGCTCTCTTTAGTTATGTAGATAAGGATGATGATGTTTACAGATACCAAGGAATGTCCTTTACTTGGATAGGTATTGATGAATTAGGTCATTACCCCACTCCATTTGTTTGGAATTATCTACGATCAAGGCTCCGTACTACTGATCCTTCAGTAGAAACGTATATGAGAGCTTCTGCCAATCCCGGTGGTGTTGGAGGATGGTGGGTAAAGAAGATGTTTGTCGATCCTGCTCCCCCAAACAATAGCTTTTGGGCTACTGATGTGGAAACAGGAAAGATACTGAAGTATGGAAAGCATCACGAGAAGTCGGAACAACCATTATTTCAACGTAGATTTATCCCGGCTCGTCTGAAAGACAATCCATATTTAACAAGAGATGGTGAATATGAAGCTATGCTTTATTCTTTGCCTGAAGTAGAGCGTAAGAGATTATTAAGCGGTGATTGGGATGTGGCAGAGGGTGCTGCTTTCTTAGAATTTAGCCGCATTGTTCATGTAGTTGATCCGATAGAATTACCTTACAATTGGGTACGTATTCGTTCCTGTGATTATGGTTATTCTGCTCCTTCTTGTGTTCTTTGGGGTGCTATAGATTGGGATAACAATATCTGGATTTATAGAGAGCTTTATCAAAAGGGATTAACTGGAGAAGCGTTAGCCGAATATGTTTTACATTTAGAAGCTAATGATCCTCCGATTTATATGGGTGTTCTTGACAAGTCTTGCTGGAATAAAACAGGACATGGTTTAAGTGTTGCAGAGAGTATGATTAAAAAAGGAGTTAGATGGATTCCTTCTAATTCTGATAGGATGAATGGTAAGATAGAAGTACATCGTAGGTTAATGTTAGATGACTATGGAAGTCCAAGAATAAGATTTTTTAATACATGCACAAATATAGTTAGAACATTACCTACAATTCCATTAAGTAAAACAAATAGCGAAGATGTTGACACCAGAGCAGAAGATCATGCCTATGATTCTCTTCGTTATATGTTAATGACTAGACAGAGTATGAAAGGAAATCTTCATAGTTTAGGTTTCCACCATAAGGATAATTATCAGGTTCAGGATTCAACATTCGGGTATTAAACATGGCAAGAAATTATACTAGAAAACAAATAGAAAAAATAATTATGGATCGTACAGAAGGAGATGATCCTGGTTGGCTAACAGATGAACATATTAAAAAAATTAATGGTTTAGCAAGAAGCCCAGGTATTGGTGGAGTTTATCCTGCTTGGTTATACATTAATAAAACTGAAAAGGAGCCTAATTATAATCCAACTAGACTTGCTCCTACTCTAACTGCTGAAGGTGTACAACAGAGAGTGCTTGAAAATACAGGGAAAAAAATAACAAAAGCACAAGCCCAAAAGAAAGCAGATAGAGAAAATTCTACAAATTTAATGGTAGATTTCTGGGCTGATTCTATGGGGATGGCGATACCTACTAATATTGCTATTGCAGGATTGGCTAAAGTTGGAGCAAAAGTATTA